ATGAAGTACGTCCGGTTATTTTTCCTCGGCACGGCACTCGCCGGCACTCAAGCGGCGGCTGCCGAAATGGTTCAAATCGAAGGCGGCAGCTACCGCCCGCTTTATCTGAAAAAAGATACCGGCCTGATTAAAGTCAAACCGTTCAAACTGGATAAATATCCCGTTACCAATGCCGAGTTTGCCGAATTTGTCAACAGCCACCCCCAATGGCAAAAAGGCAGGATCGGTTCCAAACAGGCAGAACCCGCTTA